AAAAATAGTTAATGTTGTCCATCTAAGAACTGTAGTAACAATTTTATGATTAATTTTCATTTGCCTTCTCCGTTGTCTTGACACCATTTGGCAATCCAAGTAGTATTCGGGTTTTTATAACTACTGTCATTACCAAACTCAGAAATGATATAATTTTTGCTATATCAATAAGCACGGATATAATTTTATTTTTATTCATGGTTAATCCTTAATGTTATGTGTTATATAACAATCTATTATTGCTCTAGGTTCAATGAATCTTGAATATCCATTCGCTCCTGTTAGCAACAGTATAGATTTTTTATTTAATTTAGCATTATGCAAATCAGCAAATACCTGATTCCCCATTTCACTATGCTCAAAATTGAGCTTAATGTAAGTAGATGAACCTCTGAATAGTATGCATATTTGACTCATACTACAAATATACAAAATTACATATTAATTGAGTAAATATTTTTTAGATATATATGTAAAATCTTTTGCGAAATCTGTATATGTATACTTGGGTGTTTCATTATAATATGAAATGAAATCAATATGATCATCACATATAATATTAGTATGGCTTGATTGCATAGCAGCCAACATCGAACTTTCACCAATAGAATAATTTAATATGCTAAGATCCTTAGAACTTATTAAATCTTGGGTTTCTTCTATCGAAGGTAAATTAGAATACAATGCACCATAACTTGAAATTCTTGTTTTAAATAGCATTACAGGGAATGACATTGGTGTGTCTTGTGCTATTATATGTCTATTATTTATTTCTTTTTTTGTTATTACGGTATCCAGAATAGATTTGATTTTTTTAAATCTAGCATCTGAATTTCCCCATGTATATGCTATATTAAAAATAATTTTCTTTGGAATCTTTGAATCTAATTTAACTATATGATCATGAATCTCATCATATTCAGTGTCATTGAACCAACCACCAAAATATGCGAAATCAACGGGAGTTACCTCAGTTCCATTAAAATCATATAATGGATATCTAGGACATGTGTGATGTGGTTTCTGAATACCTGCCATGGTAGCAATTGATTCTATCACCGGACTTAAATAAATTAAATACGTACATACATTCATTATTTTTAGGTTCTGTTCATTTATTTTATGAACAATGCCGATTTTACTACATTTCGGATTAATGTTATAATGAGCACATGGATCTGGTGCATCGCATATATTTACTACTATCACATCATCATTGGAAAATGAATAATTCACAGGAGCAATTTTTACATAAGGAAACCATTTAATCCATTCATATGTAAAATTATTAATTTTAGAAAATGGATCATTAATAACAGGATCTTTAAGAACTATAATCTCACCCATCTTTGTCCTGATACATTGATTTTATTTTTTTAATACACTTATCATCTTCCAATAATTGAACAAGACCGAAATGTCTCGGCTCTGGGATATTATCAATATCAACCCATTTATATTGAGCATGTTCATAATTTAATTTAGGAATTATTTCAGTTTTTGATACTGCTAGATAGGTTCTATATACGAAATGTGTGTATTTACCTATGTTTATAGGACGTGTAGAAACGATTTCATAGTCTCTGTTCTCTATGAAATCAGCTTCTTCACTTAATTCGCGTTTAGCACATTGAATTGGTGTTTCGAATTTCTCCAAACCACCACCCAATATAGACCACGTGGGTTCTGGATCATTTCGCAAAACCGTCAGTATCCTACACGTTGAAGGACATAATATTAAAAAACCAGCACCTAATTTCATGTATAATAAGATACTTTATTTTACGGATAAAATGCGTCAATTAGACCAGAAAGTTTTATTGGCGTATCAAGTGGCTTCCATTCCGTAATTTTATTGCTGTTATATGGCTTGCCATTTGGAGGCGTAGCAATAGTCACATGAGCAACTTTATTATCAGTTGGTACATCACTCTCAACTTTCACTGCAATGGCATCAGAAGATATCCCAATGGCAACAGCAGTCATATTACTTTCCATTCCGATGTGATCATTAATATACTGTTCGGTTGTTGGATTTTTACTCATACCTAAACATATAGTCATATGATGCGCAAAAATTTTCCAGTCATGTGGAATATAAGTTCCTAACTCATCCACTAACAAATCATGCGAATCGTTATACAAGAAAACTCCACAAAATAATGGCTTTCTCTTACGTTCAACACTTTCTGTTCGTGGATGAGGTGCATAACTTGGTGCCGATGCAATCAGATGACGAACCAACTCTTGTTCGAGAGCTGGTTCCATGTGAACTTCTGGCTTTTCAATATAATGAACGCCATTATTCACACCAATCGCAGTCAGAAACTCATTGAATTTCGTGACATGCTTTGGTCTATCTTCCCACATAGATACTTTACGCACACCATACTTAGAAATCAATCCATTAATAAAATCCTGCTTGAAGTTCATTGTAGTAGTACGAATCTCACCTGCTTTTGGAGCTGGCTTAAATCCATACTCATCAAACACCAATGATTCTCTAGCCAAGATTTCCAACACATGCGAAGTAAACGTGGTATCTCTACCAGTCAACATAACAGTTACAGCAGAAGGATCAGCCATAGATTTTCTAACTTCATTTACGACATCATAATTGAAATCAGATCCCTGAATATACTTATTTGATAGTGTAACATTATGTTGGAACCATCCTAATCCACCACGAGAAGAATCTTCCATCAAGCGTCCATAAGTTTTACTATCCCATAACTTACGGTTAGGAACAGGTGAATTAAAAATAGTACCATCAAAGTCAAAAATATCAATTTTGATAGGAGCCGATGCATTAGGAACTAACGCATCAAATAAATCTTTATCTTCTTTATAATTCACCATATTACACTAATCCTTTTACAAATTGTTCAATTTCACTATCAGTAGGTCTATAATCTTTCTCGAATTCAGAAAATAACCATTTACTAACTTCACTAACAGCCATTCCAAATCGAGCACCACTGAAACCAGCACTCTGAATGATTTGGTTCACAACTTTCTGTCGATCTGTTACTTCTTTGAATTTAGAAATTTTTTGGATAATGTCAGCACAATTATCCAAATCTTTTTCATAAAGTGAAATAAATACACTTCTAAGCAACATAAAATCACCATGAAGCACAATCGCTAACGCATCCACTTTAGGAATTTCATCCAATTCCTCATATGATCGTAGTTTAGTTACGATAAATGCAACTGTTTTCATTTCCTTAATAGTAAACGTCAGTCTCATGCACAAATCACTCACACCTTGATAATCCATACCACTCATCAAGATAGCAAAATTAACTTCTGGTTTATCTGTATCAGCACGACGAATTGCTTCAATTTTGTGAGAAGTTAATGCTAATTCTGGAATAATGATTCTCCATAATCCAGTAATCTGCAATAATTCCAATGCACATGCGAATTTAACACCGCCATAAGCAATAGTCTTAAATAACTCATCTCTAATGCGCTCAATTGAAGTAGTAGGCACTGTATAGGCCAATTCTTTGATCGCATATAATGTATGAGTATCAATGACAAATCCAAACCTAGCAGCAAATCTAATTGCACGTAAAATTCTCAAAGCATCTTCACTGAACCGTTCATGAGGATCACCTACAGTTCTTAATACACCACGCTGAATATCCAGCATACCACCATGATAATCAATAAATGCACCAGACGCATCAATTCCCATTGAGTTAATGGTAAAATCTCTTCGTTTAGTGTCCTCTTCAAATGATTTAACAAATTCAACATGATCGGGTCTGCGCTTATCACTGTACCCAGATTCTGTTCTGAATTGAGTCAATTCATAATCAAACTTTTCAAAATGAACAATTACAGTACCGTGTTTTTCACCGCCACCATATTCAACAGTCTTAAAATACTTCTTGATTTCATCAATTGGCATGTTTGTAGCAATATCAATATCATGAACATCAGTATCACCCATTGCAATATCACGAACCGCACCGCCTACGATATATGCCTCATATGACAATTCCATAATACGCTGCATCAAACGAACACCAGATACAACCATCGGATCGGTAAATTTTGCCCAGTCAATTTTAGTCATATCTGCATTTCTCCTAAAAAACCTCAAATATTACCCAAAAATCATCGTTCATTGCGTGTTTTTGAGATATTCTCATGTTTAATATAGGAATCTTATAAACAAATGTCAATATACATCACAGGTTTTTTTAAAAAATGAAAAGAATAAATATATACATCACAGAGGATACCGATAAACAAATCGATTCGCTGTCTGAGATATTCCAAGTCAATCGATCTGAAATAATACGACAAGCAATCGAACAATTCGCAGAGGATCATTCAAGTGATATAGCTGACTTTGTTGAAGGATTGGAGTTATCACAAGATGAACAAGTGAAAACCGATAATAACTCGGATTTACAAAAATGTATAAATAACCCAGAACATTTCATGGAGAATGCTGTTAGTATAATAACTAAGGATTGTGGACTGCAACCATTGAGATTATATGAATTTCAGAAACAATTGACATTTAAGTTGGAAAATTACAACAAGTTAATAATAAATGGATCTAGACAGGCTGGGATTTCAACTATATTATGCGCCTACATATTGCATTATTGTTTAACCCATCCAAACACAAATACACTATTAGCATCGCATAAATTAGCAGCATCCATTGAGTTGTTATTTAAAATAGAGAAAATGCATCAGCATTTACCATCGTATATCAAAGATAAATTCAGATGCTTATCAAATAATAAGAGATATATAGAATTTTCAAATGGATCTAGAATATATGCTAACACAATTGCATCACCAGATTCTATAAAAATGATTGATTTCGATTTCGTATTTCTGGATGAATTTGCATATGCACCAGTAGCAAATGTGTATGAATTCATGAAAATAATAGATAAGATATCTGAGAATAATCCTAATTTAAAATTAATAATATCATCAACCCCGAATGGTATTAATTATTTCTTTAAATTATGGGCAGATGCTATAACTAATTTCAATGGTTATCACGCAATTAAAATTCCATGGACATTAATACCGGGAAGAGATAGCGAATGGAAACGTCAATCAATACAAGTAATGGGCTTAGAGAGATTCTTACAGGAATATGAATGTTCATTCTACGAAGGTATGAAGGGAGATTTATATGCCAATTAATGAGCATCCAAACATGCGAAGTGAATCTGATAATATCACTTTAACTAAGTATCAGATTGATGAAATAATTAAATGCATAAATTCATATGAATATTTCATGTCTATGTATTTGCATATCGAATTAACCGAATCTGATTTATTGTTTATAAACTCGATAAATGAGAATCGATATAATATAATAGCATCCAAAGCAAAAACAAATAACACGATGTTATTACATACGCATCTATTATGGAAGTTGTTATTTAAACAACAAGATAAAGTTTGCGTTATATTAACACCAACACGTAAGCAATCAGATGTATATAGAACTCGACTGATTGGATATTATGAATCATTGCCTATTTGGTTACAATGCGCAGTCCTTAGATGTAACAAGCAGGTTATTCTTTTATCAAATAATAACCATATTATATTTAATAGATGCAGTCCATGTAGTATTAAAGGGATGGGTATTGATCAGTTATATATGCATGGTGCATCCTTTATGGGTGATGATATATTATATGAGTTCATTGCAGGTATATTTCCAACAATGGCACACAGACTCAATACCAAAATAATAATTGAGTCATATCCATATTTACATTCAAAATTTGATGATATATGGAATGATCCAGATAGCATGTTTATTAAACATGGTAAACGTGAATATGTATATCCATGCCCAGAGGGGGTAGAAAATGGCATTTAATGGAATTAATAATTTAAGAGATGGTAATGAATCGGTTCAGATGGAGCCTTGGATGTTTAAGGAACTTGCTAAATGTGCAAGAGATCCTATATATTTCATAAAAAACTATGTGTATATCAATACTAAAGATAAAGGTATGCAATTATTTAAAATGTGGAATTTCCAAGAAGATTTAATTGGTGAATTTCATAAAAACCGTTTTAATATAGTTAAATATCCACGTCAGGCAGGAAAATCAGCCACTACACGTGCATTTATATTGTGGTATGCATTATTTAATGAAGATAAAGTAGTAGCTATATTAGCAAACAAACTTAATCTAGCACAGGAACAATTACAGCAGTTAAGAGATTCATATATTAACCTTCCATATTGGATGCAACCGGGAGTTAAACAGTGGAATAAACGAGGCATACAATTTTCACACGGAACTCGAATCGTTTGTGCTGCTACATCCCCTGATGGTATTCGAGGTATGTCTATTAACTTGTTATATCTTGACGAATTTGCATTCGTTAAATCACATATAGCAGATGAGTTTATTGCTTCTGTGTTCCCTACCATTTCATCAGGTAAAACAACCAAAGTTATTATAACATCAACACCATGTGGTATGAATCATTTCTTTAGAATGTGGGAAGATGCTTGTAATATATCAGATGTTGGTACTATAAGTGCAGAAGACACCAATGGTTATATTCGCAGTGAAATACCATGGAATGCAGTTCCGGGTAGAACTGCTGAATGGGCACGTGATGAAATGAAAAAAATTGGTGAAATCAGATTCAATCAGGAATATATGTGTGAATTCGTGGGTTCCGTATCTACGTTAATTGACCATCACTTCCTAAAAACATTAGAAAGCAAGAAGCCAATGAAAATTGCTAACTTACCTGATTTCATACGAATTTATTCAACACCACTGAAAAAAGAAAAGTTAGAGG